TTGCGGACTGAATACGAATCCTAGATCCTGTCGATGCCGACTTAGCTCTAGCGATCCGATTGCTTGCAGCAATACTTGTCATGGAATTGCAAATACGATCTCTTTTTGAGTGATCGCTGTAATCGTAACCCTTGTGCGGCCACATATCCCAATCCATGTCATTAGGTTTTGAATACGAACCCTTCGGTGTGTTGTTCAAGTTGTGACGTGTCGGAGCATTAGGATCTTTCATGCCTCCGATCTTGTCGGAGTACCAACCAACATCACCGATACCAGTGTGATCCTTTTGTATCTGATCCTTGAATACTTCGTAGAACTCCAAGGTTAGCTTCAACCTAGTCTCTAGGTCCATCGTTGAGATGGTAAAGAAATCATAGAACCATTTGAGAACCTTAGTCGTATCCTTTTTCTGGTTACGGAAGGTAACCTCCTTGACTCCTTTCCATTTGGGAGCTTGTTGGCGCCAGTTTTTCCAAGTCTTCGCCTCATTCCATTTAAGGATCATCAGATACTGACAAGGGTCCTTTGTATCCATTGGAACGGTACGGTGATATTTCTTCCAACCGAATCGCTCGCCTGTCCTAGTTTGCTCCATTGCTTCGATATAACAATCTTCTGTGACGTTGAACACGTAGAACGGACAACCTTCATCTTGTAGTCTTTTTCCAAGTACAGGAATGGGAAGGAATGAATCTCTCGTATATCTACCGTGTGCGCATTCGTGCCAAATCAAACTTTTCAGAAAACCGTGAAGTTTGTTTTGTTTCTTTGCCGTATCAGGATTTACCATACCATCTGATTCTTGTCCGACTGATATTTGGTGAACTCCATCGAAAGACCAGCAAGCCGTATCGAAGTTCTTCAGAACCTCAGTACGGACCCTGTATCCAGAATCTGAACGCAACTCTCGGAGCTTGCCGATCTTTTGCTTCTTTGTTTTGTTCCGCCATTCAGAGCGGATCGCCTTCACTATTTTACTTTGTGGTATCATTGTATTTACTTTCTAATTACTTGTTTTTCTTTGACTCGGTTTTCTTTTTCTTAGCTTTCCATTTTTCGTAACCCTTAGGATATGGATTTACGATTGCTATTTTTTCGACTTCGTTACTTTTTGTCATCTGTATTTGATTTCTCATTACGCTAATGCTAGTTTGATTTCTTCGATTGCATCCAAGCTATCGTTAAGCGGGTCGCCTGTCCTAGCATCGCTTTCCACAAGCTGATCCTCCAAGTTGTCTTGTATCCATTTTCTGATGTCAGACCAGTCGTCTGATCCTGCCCATTCGATCGCATTGATTAAAGTCCGGCAATCTATCGGCGCCTTAATTCTCATTTGATTGTAAAGATCTCTAGAGAGCTTGGCAGCATCAGCGAAGATGCTTTCATAGATAGTGACTCCGTAAGTATCCGCAATTTGCTTACAGATTGTAGCGAACTCGTCCAAGTCGAATTTGACATTCACCTTATGCCAGCGAGACCAGAACGCCTCTGTAATTGAATTAGCACTACGATTGCCAGCGGCAATGATATGCAATTTATCAATCTTGCAACTGATCACCTCACAAGCCCCGTTACTCATATGCCTTGTGCGCAGCACGTATTCAGGATCTCCTGACGACTTGTTAGGTTCAAGGAAAGACAGCAAGAATTCTTGCGATACAATCGGCCATCTTAGAACTTCATCTAGAAAAAGCAAAACTCTTTTACCTTCACTCGCCGCCCGTACTGCTTGCGTCAATACACCATCGACAACTGCAAACCCGCCGTTGCCATCCGGAACGGTAGAACCGACAAGCGTAGTCTCTTCATCGATACTATCGGAGCAACCATGCTCAAGGTAAAGATCATACGCCTTGCCAAGCTTGCGGATCGAGTAGCTCTTTCCGTAGCTAGGAGGACTTGTAACCAAAATCTTGAGACAAGGACCTTGGTCTGGATAGAACGGTAGAACTCTTTTGAGGACCACGTTATCACTTGAAGCCGTTGCAACCTTTGCACGTGCTAACTTGCTAGGTGATCCTTTCAGAGAGTCCTTAAACGCGTTGTAATCTTTTTCTAAGTCTTGGACCTGATCGCGAACGGGAGTCAGAGCATCTTGTATCTCGTCTTGTATTTGAGCCGTAGATACAGGACTAGTACTAGCCATTGCGTTCTGAACGATGCTACCGATTTGCTGAGTGATTTGATCGGCGACTGATGACACGGGATTGACAGCGTTGGGTTGCTTGCCTTGCCTGTATTCAGAAATCAATGCCTCGCATTGTTCTCTCTCATCGACTGATGAGATACGTTGTATCGTGTCCAATGCGACAAGGCAACCCTGACCGCGTATTTGACTTGTAGCATCTGATGGCAGTGATCCTAAGTGAACCATTGCGGGTACGATTGCGGACCTCAGGTAGTCTGTAGTTGAAACGAAACTACGTCCTTGGGTACTGGTTGCGATTGTGTTTTTGATTGCTTCTAATGTTGTCATGTTTTTTTGTATACGTTTACTTGTTTTCGATGGCAGACCAGAATGGCCCGAAATCGGCGCATATAATAGCTTACGCGAGGGAGGTTTGTCAATAGGTGCATAAGTCGTTGATAGTCAATACACGTAGAGCATTTATGAATACGTGTTTGGATATATAGGTGTAGGCAAGAGGAAAAAACGCCTTGATAGTGTTGTAAATATACAAAGATTTGCCGTAATTGTACAATTTTGACTCGTTTTGTATCCAGATCTGAATACAAATGGCAGTTTTTGACCCGTTCTAGGACCGTCTAAGCTTTCCAACTACAGACGAAATTCGCGTCCTAGTACGCATTTTCCGATTGTATCCATGCTTTGGGGATTTGTCCTAGTCCCGTCCTAGTAGTCCTAGGACAACTACGTCCTAGGTCGTCCTAGATCGTATTCAGATTTCAACTATTTCGGCTTGTATCGACTATTTGGCGACGAGGGGGGCGGGGGTCAGGGCTTTTTTTTTAATTTAAATTGCAATTTATGTACTGCCTTCTAAAAAAATACTTGACTCATGGGCTTATATATGATTTATGACGTACTATTATGAGTTCCCCTGACCCTAATGTTGTAAAACAAGAACTATTTGAAGAGATTAGTTCCGCAGTTCGGGAGTACGCTGAAGAGCATGAAGTTCAAAAGCTTAAGTGCCTAGAGCGTTACAACCCTGAAAAGGTAGCCACTATACTGTTTCTTTCTGCTCAAGGTAAGAGTATTAACAACATGGTGTCCAAGTACGGTTTTAAACATGAGACAGTACAGCGTGTATTAGTGTCTTACGCTGACTACATGGGAAAATGGCGTGATCTTGGCGGTCAGCTTGCAGCTTACTCTTACTTAAACATAACCTCACTAGAGGAGGAGATAATAAACGACGTACGCTCTCGTATGCAATCCGGTGAGCTTAAGCCTACTTTTAAGGACATAAAAGATATTAGTATAGCGAAGTCTAACTCTTCTAGGGAGGCGATGCTGGCAAGGGGAGAGGCTACTAGTATATCTAGGGAGGAAAAGGTTTACACTGACGAGGACTACAAGAGCTTAATGGAGAAGGCTAAAAACAAGATAAAACAAGCGGAGGTTATAGATGTTGATAATACATAGTTTTGGGGACTTTGAGGAAGAAGAATATGAACCACTGGACAAGGACAGGGTAATTGATCACTTGTTTAGAATTATAAAAGAACTAGATCCGGAAAGCTCTAGAGAGGAAATAGCTATGCTTGTAACTGCTAATATGCAGATCGAGGATCTAGGGGGAGATGAAGAAGATTTTAATGTAGATAGGAACTAGGTAAATGAACGGTAAAGGAGATAGAAACAGAGTGTCGAACTGGGAAAAGTTCTACGAAGGTTACAATAGGGTATTCCTACCCAAGGAACCTTTTTACACGGACATCAAGGAGTACGAAAGTAGATTTAGAGGGGGAAAAATAGATTCGATTCAGGAGGGTACTTCTGAAGACGTGGGTGCGAATCCCACTTCCTCCACCATTAACAGTACTCCCTTTAAAGCTCCACCGATTCGTCACGGTATACGTAAGATTATAGAGTAACTTCTAGTAATGAATATCAAAAGTGGAGATAAAGTCGTACTTAAGACAACAATAGTAGGTTCTAATGGAAAGCCAGAAAAGGCTAGGGTGAACTACCCCTATCAGCCACAGGAGATTAAAAAGATGCAAAGTGACCCTATGGTAGTGGTTGGCCTAGGGTGAACTACCCCTATCAGCCACAGGAGATTAAAAAGATGCAAAGTGACCCTATGGTAGTGGTTGGCATCTCGGAGGCTCCTGACAGCGTGTACGTAGACGTTCAGAGCTATCTAGGTAGGCCGATGATCCAAAAGCATGGTCATATGTGGTTTTTAGAGTCAGACTTAGATCTTGTGTAATTAAGTTAAAGGAAAAGACTCATGAAGAACACATTTAAAATACAGATTCAACACTACGGGCAAACCACAAGCATTGAGCTAGACCACTCGGATGTTCCAATGGATGAGTTAGCCATTATCTTTAAGCAATTGGCATTATCAATGGGCTATC